ACGATACGGCCGCGAAGTTGCCGCCGTTGTTTTCATTGTTATTGCCGAAGCCGTGGTAATGGTCACTGATGTTCGGTAACCCCGCTTCGACCGTTTCGCCGACCTCAGAAGTTGTCGTCGTCATCTCCAGGAATCGGCGATGAGCGTTCGGCAAGTTGAACGTTGTCTTTCCGTCGCCCTCACCGTGGCGAGTACCCAGCACAGCGAACAAGGCCGCATACGTCGTGCGGCTCACAGCCGCACCGTTGCAGACAAGATACCCAGAAGGCACATTCGTGCCATCGAAAGGCAGGATCGTGCCAGTCGGAACGGCGGCCTGAACGAGGTCGCGAACCCATTTTGTCGTTGGAATGTTATTGTCATTCGAAGAGGTTTTGGGGTGAGGCGCGTAAGTAAATGGTGTCCCGTCAACCCAATAGCCTACGTCAATCGTTATGGATTCCGTCGATCCCGCCTCAGGCTTATAACACCCAATGCGTGCTCGTACAGAACCATCTGCACCATAACGATGCCCGAAAAGAGCTAATCGTTCCGACTCCGCTTCAGTATCCGAAGAATCTTGAATGCCAAAGTACGTCCATTGATTAGTTGCGGGGGTAGTCCCCTTAACCACCGTAACGTTATGACAGTTAATGTATTTACCGTTAATAAGCTCATCACGACTCTTCGCCTTCATAAGCTGTGCCCATTCTTCCCAACCAGAAGTCACAGCTCTAGTTCTGATGAACATTCGAGAGTCAGTCCCGAAGGAAATCTGAGCCGAATTTACGCCTGCATCAAATGCTCTTTGGATGTGCATCGCAATCGTTGTTTGACCGCCAGGCGAAAAATTCTTAGAAGCGCTAACCGTGTAAAAACCAGTCTTGTTGATATCGTTCAAGTCGTTTGACGAAAAACGACTCGACACGGACGGCGCTACTGTGCCAATGCCATAGCCGCTACCGCCAAACATACGAGTCCAATTGGTGGGCGCAAGTTCCGAGCCGTCAGAGTTATCCGAAGGGATGGCGCTAGTGCTAGAAATTTGCTTGCCATCACTTGTCCAACCAACAGAAATACGAGCGATATTACCCGAGTTCGGATCAACTGAAAAGATGCCTGTATCGACGGAACCGTCCGAACGAACTGCGTGCTGGAAAAACGCCAGGCGGTTTGCCGAAGTCCCGTTAAAGCCCGTTTTGTCGTAAATACCTACGTACGAGTATTGCGTCGCGCTAGGAGCAACCCCTTTTTCGACGGTCGGCATCGTCATGCGAACAAAACCGTCATCGGACGTAAACGTTTTAGCCGCTACATTTTCATCACTTTCAGCAAGCAGGATCGTCTTCCACGCTTCCCATTCTCCGCTCATATTTCGGGAACGCATCTTCGGACAGAAAATGCTCGACGTGGTGTTATGAATCGGGAAAGCGATTTGCGTCAGGTGCTTTCCCGCAGCGGCTTCGCCAAGAACAATCATCTTCGCGGCATAACCGGGACCGTTATTCGCGCCAGTCGAGTTGCAGTGGTAGAAGCCCGGAGCAGTGAGCGTGTTGTAATCAGGATTAGATACGACCTTCACGCCGTCTTGTTCGTAGTTCGGAACAGTAACAGCGCCCGAAGCGTTGGCAGTAAATCCATTTACCGTTAGGACAACGTTCTTTCCACCAACAACCGCGCTCCCCTTTACCGTAAGGGTGCCTCCAACACTTGAATTCCCTGTCGTGTCGAGCGTAGCCGCATCAATATCAGTCGCAGATACGGCCTTGAGCGTAGACTTCCCGGCAACATTGAGAGTGTTATTCAGCGTGGCAGCACCAGTAGCCGTAAGAGTGCCGCCAACCGAGGCATTCCCCGTCGTTGTGATAGTCGATGCACTGATGTCAGTCGCAGACATAGCTTTTGCAGTCGTCTTGCCTGCGACGGTCAGAGTGCTTTTCAGATTAGTCGTACCCGTTACGTCCATCGTTCCACTAACCGACGCACTCGCGAGAGACGCACCCCCCTTGACAGTCAGCGTGCCGCCCGCGGTAAGGGCCCCGCCGGCAGAGATGGAGCCAGTGGCGGACACGCCTCCGGCCACAGTCATTCCTGCAGGCACAGCGTATCCCGTCAGAGCGGCGAGCGACTGCGCAGCGCTCTCAGGCGCGTTGGACGCACCAGTTCGAATGATTTTGCCTGCCGACTGATCGGCGACCAGAGTCTTCCAGGTACCGTCTGCGACAGCAACCTTGTCCGCAGGCATTTCGCCGACAGTCATGAACTCGGACGAAAAAAAAGCGCGTTCAGACGCGCTGTAGTAGTAAGCCATACCTATCTCCTAGAAGCCAACCGCAAGCCAAGCGACATTCGCCCCGCCGTTGCCGTCGTGCACAAGATCAAAGTTCCCTCGCGTCCGAGACTTCACGGACACGGCTAATGGAAGCGTCTCTGTCGACTCAGCAAGCACGACAGAGCACTTCTTCGGGAAAGCGACCGGGAAGAGAAGCTTCGTCGAGCCGTCTCGCGCTACCAAGCCCTTTCCCCACTGGATGATCAGACCGTTCGGCAAACGCTGATAGCCTGAGTCTTCGTGCGACTTCTGGAAAGCCGAAAGAAGCGCGAGAGGCGTCACGGCCTTCGTGTTGTCTTTTCCCGCCGCAACCTCTGCTGACGTTGCCAACTTAATGAGGCCCGTTCGGCCAGTCGTCGCTACGCGCTTCGACAAAGTAGCAGGCGTCACAACTCGAGAAGCATCCGCACCTGAAAGCACCTCGGCGTCAGTCGCCAGCTCGACAACGCCAAGCGTCGATGTCGTAGCAGGCGGATTGTGAAAGTTCGTATCGCCGAACACAATGCTCGTTGCGTCGAACGCCGAAGCAATGATGTCGACAGCGAGCAGACTCTGAGACTGAGACGCCTTCTGCAAAATCGGCACAGTCTGCGAGTAGACCGCAAAAAGCGTTCCCTTGTCGGTAAAAAGACCGATTTCGTAGACGGTGTAGCTGTCTGCGCTTGCGTCCAGAGCCGTGACATGAATCGTCTGATCCCCGACCGCGCCGCCTGATAGAGAGCTCAAGCGCTTGAACTCTTTCTTCAGCGCGGTCTGGCTATCCGTTGCCGTGTACTGCCCCGTTCCGTAACCGATTTCATTAATCAGAACAGGAGCCGTACCGTTGTGCTCTGCATTGATGATTTCTGCCAGACCTGCCGCGGTGATCACGATGGTGTCTGTATTTGACATAGTTCTACTCCTAAGCGTTTAGCGCCTGCGCCACTGCGGCGTCGATGGCGGCCTTGAGCGCGGCCGGCGTTATGAAAACATTCGTCGCCACACCTGCGATCGCCTCCTCGTTGCTTGCCTTCAGTCCAGCAAGTGCAGCAGGCGTCAAAAACTTTTTGTTTTCCGTACCAACCTTAGCTTCCGCGACCGTGCAAGCCCTTTCGTCGACGAGCGTCTTTGCCGTTGCAGGCGTCACGGCCGCGTCCGAAACAACGCCTTCAGCGGCCTCGGTCGGCGATGCGATGCGAATCGCACCTGCGGTGTCTTCAGCCGCAATCGGCACGATACCGACAAGCGAATCTGCAAGCTGTTTTGGCGTAACGGCCTTGTCCGTTGCAGTACCGGCGCGGATGTCTTCGTCACTGGCAACTTGAATCAAGCCTCGTCGAGACACGTTCGCCTCAAGCGTACGAATACTCTTGGGCGTTATGAACGAAGTATCGTTCGTTCCTGCGTCAACAGCTTCCGTTGTCGATTTGTAGGTCGAGAGAAGCGCGGCCTTCATCGTTGCAGGCGTGATCGCCTTTACCGCGTCCGTTCCGGTCTTCGCTTCAGCATCCGACGCAAGCCGGATAATCCCAGTTCGCGCAGTCGTAGCCGTTCGCTTCGACAGCCCATCAGGTGTCACAACTCGGAGCGTATCCGTGCCGGCGATCACTTCATCAGCTGTTGCGAGCTCAACGATCCCCGGGCGAATTGTTGTTCCTGCTGTGAACTGATACGTCACGTCGCCGAACGTAATCGCCTTAGCCTCCGCTCCGACAATCTTCAAGTCAAACGCGAGAAGTGCAGTGGCGGCCGCAGTCTTCTGGATGATAGGCGTCGTCTGAGAAGTCACGGCAAAGAGCGTACCGGTCGACGTAAAGATGCCGACCTCAAAAGCCTCATACGTCACAGCGTCGGCATCACGTGCAGCGACGTGAATCGCGTTATCTCCTGCCTGACCACCTTCGATGATTCGAAGAGTCTTGATCTGACTCTGCAACGCCGTCTGCGCCTTCGTCGGCGTGTCCTTGCCTGAGCCTATGCCGATATGCGTCAGCTCTATGGCGTTTGTCCCAGTTTCAGAGACGTTGATCAGCGCCTGAAGCCCTGCCGTTGTCAACACAAAATCCATCGTTTACTCCTATTTCGCTACGCCGATAAAGCAATGCTCAGTCAGCGTTCTAAACGCAAGACTCACGTCCAGCGTCGATGTGTACTCGGTGTTTGTCATCAGCTCTGACCTGATACGCGCATACGCCACCGGGCGCACGGAGCCGTGCCACCCGATTCGGCCAAGGAGGTTCTTGACGACAACGAAGTCAAAGTGCGATCGCACAGGCTTTGCGTCATTGATAAGCGCGATCAAGTCCTCCTGCATCTCGCTCTCAAGAGTTCCGTCTATCTTGCCGAGAGAGGCGAAGATCGTGAAAGTGTGAGGAGTGCCTTTCGGCGTCGTCTCCCACCACTCCTGAATCGTGGCCGCAGAGCCGAGAGCCTCAACAGCCTCCTCAACGGCCTTTCGCGTTCCCTTCTTTCGCTTCTCCTGAACGACCTGCTTTACGATCGAGCGCTTCAGCTCAATCGGCCAAGAATCGCGCCAGACGCTTGCATCCCACGAGTACGCCAAATGATCGAGCTGCTCGGATGTCAGGCTGTCGATGCTCACGTAAATCGACGGAAGATCGAGAACACCAGTCATCTCACGAAGCGGAATGTCTAGCGCCTTAGCGGCGGCCGACACGTCCGAATCCTTCGAGATCGAGTCCGGCAGCAGGTCGAGCAAGCTTGTCTTGTCTAGCTCCTTACTCATCCTTCAATCCCTTGTAATTGACCGTCAGCTTCGTGCACTGCGCGACCTGACTGCGTGTCAACGCTTTGAACGCTGCAGGCTTCTGAGTCGCAGAATCAATGCGACAAGCGCCTGCGGCTACGATCAGTTGCGTCAACTTTTCAGGCGTAATGTCGCGTCCGATCTTTGCCTGCTGCCACGACTTGTATGCAACAGCCGCGTTCTCGACCAAGGCCTTGATCTCTGCGGCCTTGTACTGATCTTCTTTCGAAATCCAGTAGTCGACCTGAATCTCATAGTTCACAGCGGCGGGCGAAAGCACTCGGACATAGTCTGTCAGCGGCCGAATCTCGCCATCGCGCAACCTGGCTTCGATCTGCTCGAGCGTCTCGCGAGATGGAAGCTCACCGCCCTTAAGAAGCGCATAGACGTCCACCTGTCCGGGCGTCGGCGAGTCAATGCATACGTCGATGATGGCCGAGCTCACGCTCTTCGCATGGAAGATATACGCCTTCTCCGGTCCCGCGACGCTGAACGAATTTGGCGCTAGGCGGATGCGGTTCGCATAGTCAAGGTCACTCTCGGCGGATGCGCCGCCAGACGTGATCGTGACGTTCTCGGCCGATGCGACGAAAGTCTGCGGCTTGACGATGACGTTGATCTGTCCGGCCAAGAAGTCGTTGCCGGCAGGACCGGAGCTCGTACACTCCGCCTGCACGTCACCAGTCAAAGATCCGACAGGGATATCCAGATCCTGAGTAGTAGCAAACGTCACCGTGCCGTTTGTCACCTCAGTGCCGGATGGAATTGTCACGACCTCGCCTAGCGCTCGCGAAAGCGTGAATCGCATTGTCGTCACGGCCTTGCTCTCCGCCAAACGCTCAACGTTCAGCAGAAGCCCTAGCGCATCGAGATAGCTTCCTTGCGCATAGGACAACAAGTTCTGCTTCGCGGCCGCGTCAATTGCGCTTCTCTGCGTCACGATAATGGCCGTGAGTGACAAAAGAAAAAGGCGGACAGGATCACCCGCCGCCAATGTTCTTCCGCTGGCCTTCTCGAATGCGGTGATGATTTCAGCCTCTAGCGCCGTCGCATCCGTCGTCAGAAAACTGATGTCCTTCAGCCCCCATCTGGGCAATGTTTCTGCCATCACTCACCTCCTATTTGTACAGTCACGATCGGCTTCAGCACGCCGTCCATTGCGCCTTCAACATCCTCTGCGAAATCAACGCTGGTCACCTTTGCTCTCGGCTCATATCGCTCAATGGCGTCTATCACCTCAGAACGCATCAGCATCTTTGCAGCGGGAAGCGACTGGTCTACGTTGTCCCACGAAATACCGAAGTCGCGGTCGAGCGGAACGGAACCCTTGCGCGTGGCAAGAATTGTTCGAACGTTCTGCAGGATCTCCATCACGCCTTCTGGCGCAAAGTCAACGTCAATGCTTTGCTGACCTACTCGATACTTAGCCATCACCGACCTCCTTGAGCGTGATCGTCACGGATCCGCTAACGGGGATGCCGAGATTCGTATGTTCCTTGCGGTCTTCCGAAACGGACTCAATGACAAACTTGCCCAAGTAGTCCGGGCCGATCAAAAGCCGCTGCGCTTCCTTCTTCTCCATCAGCATCTGCAACCCCTTCAGAACCGCAATCGGCGGCATACCGAGAAGCGAGTTGAGTTGAATCGTGAAGCTCACCGACGCTAGATCTGGTCCGACATATTCGACAACCGGCTTCTTACCTATCACTTCGTGCGTAGCCCACCGCGTCGAACGCTCGACCTTCAAGTCTTTGAAAGTCAAACAGACGGCCGAGGAGGTCACGAACGGAATATTTCCAAACAGTCCAGTCACACCGGCCATAGCGCCTCCGACACCTCGTAGGCATATGCCAGAGTCCAAAAAGCAAAGCATGTGGCGACAAGCACTAGCACTACACTCATGGACAACGCGAACGCCCATCGCAAAATCTTGATTCCCATCGTCGGCCTATCCTTTTGAAACAGCTTCTTCATGAACTGAAAGAAGTTTTGCGGTAAAATATCTTTCATTGATCTTTCATACCTTTCGATCAAAAAAAAGCCCCACGAGGATTGCGCTCTTCGTGGGGTTTGTCTTTTTATGTTTGTCGTATCAGTGCGGCCCGCTCGTTTCACCGTGCGGCGCAGTGTGAGTGTGAGACATCACGCTGATGCCACCCGCGACAACGTCCTGAGAAGCATTCATGGAGCCGATCAGCTCGATGTCGCCCGTAGCCTTGACGCCACTGCCGCCAGAGACCGTGAAGCCGCCAGCGCCCGTAATGAGGCCGGTAACCGAAAGCGTTTTCTGAATGATCACGTCACCCGTGAACGTCGACGTCGGAGAGTTGAAGGTTATCGAGCTGGAGGCGTTCACAACCGCGTCAGTGCAGTTGACCGTGATCGTATCGGGCACAGTGATCGTTCCCGTTTTGCGGTTGTAAACAATCTCCGTTCCCTCAATCGTCATCGTCAGCTCGTGCGCTTCTCGGTCGTAGCTGAATCGCGTCCCGTCCTTGAAAACAACCGTTCGCTTCTCAGGACTGGACTCAGGCGGCGTAATCTCACCCGCGTAGAAAGAGCCGAGAACAATACCGTCCTCTTCACCTCCACGTCGAAATGCGACCACAACATCTTCACCAATGTCCGGAAGCTGATAGTCGTGATTGTCATACGTGCACCTCTGCATGACCGGCAGGTCATAAGAGTTCAAGCTGTCGTCGTCATCAAAGACAACACGGCAAGTGCAGGCGACCGGGTCGATCGAGACGACTTCACCGATTCTGATAGTGTCGGTTTCCATCACTCACCTCAATACTTGTTATTCACGCGGCGGACGTTAATCGTCGTCACGTAGCCGGACTCGCTCACGCTGTGCGAGGCGGACTCGATGAAGAAGTTTCCATCGAAGCTTCCGAAGCCCCTCACCTCGATCACGATGCCGGCCACAAGCCGCGTATCTCCGACGAGCGTCATCGAGCCGGTGACGCTTCGCAGATTCAGGCGTCGAAGCGTAGCCTTCGCCACACGCTCGGCCTCAGCCCTTGAAGTCACGCGCTTTTTCAGCTTGTACTCCTGGCCGTTGGCATCGGCATCCGGATCGACATAGACATACGTATTGACCGCAGGGTTCTTCGACGCATTTGAGTCGTCGATCTTTTCAAGGTCGATGTTGTACTTCGCCGGCGGCTTATCCGAAGGCTTTTCCAAGTCAAGGTTGTAGCCGCCCGCGGACTTGCGCTTCTTCTTTTTGATGTCTCGCCAAGAAACAACGCAGCTCTTATACGTGTCCGATTGAGTCGTCTGGAAATCCCAAGACAGGACATCCGACACACCAAGCTCTACCTCGCAGGCAGGCTCCATCTTCTCGTAGCGCGACTGATCGAAGATCACGATCGTGTCATCAGTAACCTTGATCGACAACCCCGCGTCCTGACAGAGACGCGACAGAAAAGCGAGATCGCTCTCTTCCTTCTGGTCAAGTCGGTCATACTCTGGATCCTCCTCAACTTCGAAGTAGAAATAGATCTCCGCCTTCGCCGCAATCTCCTTCAAAATGCCTTTGAGCGTGTAGTTCTCCCAAGCCTTCGTCACCAGTCGGCGGCGAATCGGAGCCTTCAACGGGATCGACACGGCACGTATTTCGCAAACTCTCGGAGAGCCGCTAACCCGCATCGAGTCGACGTAAAACTTCCCACAGAAAAGCTTCGGACAGGTCGAACCTTTGATGTAGGCCCGAATCGTCTCACCGCCGTCTGGCTTCCAAGAACCTGCCCACTTGCCCTTCTCGTCCTTGACCGTCAGCGAGATTTCATCCGCCTGATCCGCCTCCCTGTCGTCATACGAAAAGGAGAGAAGATCAGGCATGATGTCGCTCGTCGCGTCAGTCTTTGACTCAGTGAAGAGCAAAGTAAGTTTTGTCTCTCGAGGATCAGTCATGCTTCAACCTCTTCCAAGCAGGCAAGCCCTCATCACTTGTCGGCGATACGTCAACCTCGGGAACCGAGAGGACAATGCCCGCAGAGAAGATGACGACTTTCCTGTACTGGACGTTTGCGGCGATTAGCTTGTCGATGTAGTGCTCATCACCGTAGACCTTCTTGGAGATGATGTCCCACGTGTCCATAGAGACAGTCGTATATGACTTCATCATTCCTCCTTAAGCGAAAGACAAGCGGGAGCGATTCCGCATCAGCTGATCGAACTCGCGTTCAAACGATCTGCGGCCTTCGTCAAGCGCCCGCTTCACGTCGGCATACGTATCCGCACTTCCGCCGGTGACGTTAATCACGGGCGAGAAGTTGACAACGGTAGAGCTACTGGATGTTGCGGCATCAAGCTTCGAGAGCGGCATCACGGCCTCAGGCTCTCGGCCTTCACCAATCATCGCAAGCGTAGGAGATGACACAACGCCACCGTCGGCGAGTTGAGGAATCTCAGGGATGTTGAACCCAACAGTCCCACCGCCAAGCATCGTCGGTAGCTCAATGCTCAGTCCGTTCAGCTTTGACAGAGCATCGTTTACAAGCCCGATTACGCTGTTAATCGGTGCCTTGATCAACCCGCTCAGCCCGCCGAAGATTTGAGCGAACGAATCTTGAACGCGCTGCCATACAGAACCCCACTTGGTAAGAAAGATTCCGTCGATCCACCCGACCAGTTGTTCAAACTTTTCCTGCCCCATTACAAAGGTTTTTTGAATACCAGAAAAAGCTAACTGAACAACCTTCGAGATACCAGGAAACTTTTGAGTAAACGCCGTTTGAAGGGCATCCACCTTCTCTTTAACAACATCAAAGTTTTTGTACAGCGCAACGCCACCCGCTACAAGCCCAGCCAACGCGGTCACAGCCAGGCCGACCGGATTGGTAAACGCAAACCACAAAGCGCCACCAAACAGCTTGATAAGCACCATCGAAGCCTCAATTGCCGTGCTTGTGGCAACACAGGCCGCACGCCAAGCCAACATCGCTACCCTGCTGGCACCCCATGCAATGCCCTTCAGCGTTTTTCCAGCAAACGAAAAAGCTCCGCCGATAAGTCGCCCGGTCATTGCAAGAGCGTTTCCTACGACCATTGTCGTTTTCATGGCGAGAGAGCTGAACACACACAACCCGCGCCAGACATCCATCACTGCCGAGGCGGCATACATGACGCCCTTCAATGCAATGCCAGCGGTTACCAACCCGCCCAAAACAGCCGCACATTTCAAAACAGACTTAACCAACGCTGAGTTCTCTCGAACCCAAGAACCGGCCACTTCCGCAAGGCCGCCCATATAGAGCGCCGTTCTTCGAATCGGCCCCAAGAACTGATCGCCAAACGCTCGAGCAACGTAGTCCGCAGAGTTCTTCAGAAGGACCAGAGAATTAGACGTTGTTTTGGACCGAGCCTCAAACTCCTTTTCCATTGACCCCGCAGTATTGGCCTCATCGGCCACGTAATCGAAGTTCTTCTTCACAGCATCAAGGTTTTGAAGAAGAGGACCAAGAGCCTCACTGCCTGTTTCGCCAAACAGCACATTGAGGTACATCGTTCGCCTCTCTTCCGACAGGCCGTTCAAGCCCTCGAGAACCTTTACGATCGTTCCGGCGGCATCTTTTTGAAGATCCTTTTGCAACTGCTTTACATCAGGAATACCGATGTTGGCAAGCGCGGCCTGTTGCCTTTCTGAAAGCTGAGCACCCTTGGCAAGGGTTCCCATAAACGCCTTCATGCCAGTTGCAGCGGTCTCGCTCGATGCGCCTGATGCAATCAGCGACGCAGCCAATGCGGCAGTCTGCTTTTCGGAAAGGCCAGCTACCTTACCCAAAGCGCCATATCGCTGAACCGTATCGCCGATCTGGTTTGCAAGTGCAGCATTGTTGTTGCTCAACCCGTTGACCGCATCAGCGAGCGCGTATGTCTGCGACATCGTGAGCTTCATACCGCTTTGCCACTTCGCCATCATCGTGCCCGCTTGTTCTGCTGTCATGTCGAAGGCGACAGCCATCTTTGCCGCCTGCTCAGTAAAGCCGAGAAGCTCATCCTGAGCAACGCCTGCCCCCGCGGCCGCGGCGGCAATCTGTGCCAAACCGTCTGCGCTCATCGGAATGGTCAAGCTCATTTTCTCGAGCTTTCTCTGCATCTCAGCCAAACCTTCAGGTGTGAAGTCAGATACTTTAGCCAAATCAGCCATTGCATCTTCCATCTTCATTGACGCCTGAACCGGTCCTTCAATGGCGGATTTCACGGACGAAACTGCACCACCAACGGCCCTAAACGAGCCTATGGCCATAGTAATTTTCCCTGAGGCCGCATCAAAGTTCTTAAAGGCGTTTTGCTGGCGCTTGATCTTCTCTTTGGTTTCGTCTATTTGGCCTGCAAGTGACTTTTGGCTTTCCTCTAGAGCCTCGATTGTCTTAGACGCGGCTCTAGCATCAACTGGCAGGCCCTTTAGCACCCGCTTTTCGTGCTCCAGCTTAACTTCGCATTGCTTTACAGCCTCGCTCGCCTTTAGATGCGCGGCTGCCATCTTCTTTGTCGGAACACCAACTTGCGAAATCGAACTTTCAAGAGCATCCAGTTTTTTCTTTGCCTCTTGATAAGTCGACAAAGCACCCTTTACAGCTTTTCGTTGCTTGAGGAAAGCGCCAGTCTTAGACGCCTCAGCTTCGAGAGAAGCCATTGTGGCGGACAGCTCCTGAATCGTTCCGCCAGCGAAGCGAAAAGCCTGAGGGAATGTCGAAGATAGCTGGCTTGCCAACTTGAAAGTCAAACTGTGTTCAACCCCTGCCATTTTTTATTCCCCAATAAAAAAAGCCCGCCAATTTCTTGACGAGCTTCCAGTCCACAGACAGCGTTAGGCAATCATTCGAACAGCGCGAGAATCACCCCACACACAACTGACAAAACAACACTCAGGATGATGAGTTTCATGGCCCCAAGGTACCCCTTAACATAGCCAAGACCGGCTGTGCCAAGGAAATGCAACGCCATATCCCTTTCGAGATTGGTTTTGTCTTCGCGTTGCATGATTTCATCCAGTTCTTTAGTACGGCGATCGATAAATTTATCCATGGCGGCCCAGCGAAAACGCAATGATAATAATTCATTGTATCGCCGTTTACCCTTTTTGCCTACTCTCGCGTTCCTTCAAGTCCTGCTGTACCACGCGGTTCCAATGTCCAAGCTCCGTGATCGGCATTGACATCCAATCAAGAACAGACCCGCCCGCGTGTGACCGCAGGCGCAGGCAGACGAGCATCAACCGCTCCTCAACGTCAAACTTGCCGCCGAGGCCTACATGAGCAAAAAACTTGCAGTCATCGTAGACACAGCAAGGTAATCCTTTGCCGGCAGGCCTTCCATGAACTCGATCGGCAACTTGGCTGCCTTCGCGGCAAGATAGACGCAGAAATCAACGTCCGCTTGAAGAACGTTCGAGCTGGCAAAGTTTCCAGCACGGAAGAAGTCGCGCTTTGCCTGAGAAACCTCTCGCCCCGTAATGGCATCAAAGTCGATCTCAAGATCCTTATATTCCTTGCCTTCAAAGTTGTAAGGCTTCGAGAACGGAATCTTCATTTTTGCTTTTCCTTCAAGAAAAAGCCGGAAGAGCGAACCCTCCCGGCTATTCGTTTTTTTTAAGCGATACCAAGGTCCTGACGGACGGTTTCGAGCATGTCGTCGTCACCGAACTTGCAGACGTAGTTGAACTTATCGACCTCCATCACGCTCTTACCATCGATATAAAGGTTGAGGTAGGAGACTTCCAGTTCGGTCTCGCTGTCGGTCGTCGAACCCGTCTCAAAAGAGCCGAGATTAACGGACTTCGGAAGGGCCTTCAAAGCAAGGCGAACCGGTACAGTCTTGTAGACGCCGTTGGCGGCGTCGTAGACCTGCTGAGAGCCGCGGATGTCAAGGTTGTGAGCCTTGAAAGCCGCCAGCTTCACAGCGCAGGCTTCGATCGTGCGCCACTGGAGCGAGACCGTCATGGAGCCAAAGTGGCCCATGATCGGCGTCTCGATCTCACCAGCAATGCCAGCACCCGTAACCGTATCCGTCATCGGCTCGATCGTCGGGAGCGTGACGTTGGCAGTACCAAGAAGGTCATTGCCTTCGCCATAAACGCGGAAGGCAATCAAGCGTTCCGGCACATTATTCGTTCCAGCCATCTTTTACCTCCTTAAGCGTAAAGCGTGGTCAGGTTGTTCACGTCATACTCGAGAACGAAGTCGAGTTCGCGAGCCGGGGACGGCGGCGTGACATAAACGTGGAAGCTGAACTTACCGTCCATCATGTCGGTCAACGAGTTTTCAGACTCGAGGAACTCAACGCGGCCACCGAGAATGTACTGGCGAGCCGTTAGGCCATTGAGCCAGATATTGGCGGACGTGATGACGGTATCGATATGACGACGATTAGCAGGCGCATCAAGCTTCTGCCAGAAACTCTGCGTCAGCGTATTGCCGAGCCAGTTGAACATGCGACGGATGCAAATAAAGGCATCCTTCACATCAGTGCCGCTAGGATAGACAGCAGTGCGATTGCCCCAGCACTTCCAACCGCCGATGAAGTTGATCGCAGTCACGACGCCCTGACCATTCAGGTACTCGCCGTTATCGGGACCCAACCAGATCTCCGTACCATCCTCAAGGACAGCCGCGGTCATCTTGAAGTTTTTGTTCGAAGGAGAAACATACGGCGTGTCATCGTTGTCGGCGTCAACCTTGCCGAGAAGAGCGGCAAGCTGAGAACTCATGTGGTATGCCGTACCGTCAAGAGAAAGCATCGGCCAACAAGCAACCTGCATCGGATCGGTGATGTTGTTCGAGTTCTTCCACTGCGCAACAGACGTGTAGCTCTTGACGGAATCCGTCGGAATGTCGATGAGAGCGATCGCACGGAAGTAGCCGTTGATGTTGGACGCCTTGGCGGCCATCACAGCAGCGACCTCGGGCTTGCTCGAGAAGCCGGGAGCGGTAATCGTACCCGGCACAAGGCCGAAGCGCGGGAAGCACTCATCAACAAGTTCGAGGCCGGACTTCACGCCAGACACGTCGACGCCGCCGACGATTTCATCTGCATTGACAGCAGACGGGTCTACCTTGTCGGCAGAGAACGTGAGGCTTTCTCCAGTCGTGCACTTGAAGGTGCCGCCGGGCTCGGTAAGAGAAGCTACGACAAGGTTGCCGTCGCCGTCGAAAGACAAGACATAGTCCGTATCCTTGACGTAAGCAGAAGCAGAGGACGGGGTCAGCGTAACGGACTCAGGAAGAATGCCCGTTTCTTCAATCACGGCCTGCCCGGTCTTCGCATCAAGCGTCACGCTCGTAGTCATAGCGGTCTTCTTATGCTTCGTCGGGTCAAGGACGTTCACAAGGATGATCGGCGAAACGGCAAATAGGGAGAACTGCGCCTTGATCGCTTCGCAGAGCGTGAACTCATGCTTCTTGAGCGTGGGACCGGCTACAGCGGCAGGCGGCACATAACCCAAGGCGGCAACAGCTTCTTCATACGAGTATGCAAGAATCGGCTTGTTGACGCACTTCGGATCGGTCATATTGACCGGAGCCGTGCCGATTACGATCGGAATCGCCGCAGAGACTTCGACCGGAGGAAGCACCGAGGTCGGCACTTCGGAAACGATAACGCCATGTCGGTAAGCCATCGTTAAATCTCCTTAAAGATTTGTTTAGAAAGAGTGTTCAGAAGATCGCCCTGGACTTTGATTCGACGACGGGCGTCATGAAGCTTGTCCAGAGAAACAAAAAGTCCGCACAATGACGGACTCTTTTTTCGAAGTTCTTCGACGTTGGGCGGATACTTGCCCGTGAAAACCGTGTAGCGCTTCAGTACGCCTTGCGGCAAATCGGGACCGACGTAAATCGTCGGACTGACTTTGGCTTTTGCCATCAGAAATCCTCCATGACCGTGACTGGTGACCTAAAAAGCCATTCAGTCTCCATGTCAAGCTGATAGAAGGGGAAAGGCTGATCGGTCGGAAGCGTCCAAGTCACCTCGCCTCGAAGCTGATAGCGCCCGTCAAGGATCAACCCCGGCAAGGACATCAGCTTGAGGCGGATCCTTTCCATAACGTTCAAGCAATGCTCGTGGCCTTCACGAGCACCATCAAGCCCGTTTTGGCAGTAGACGCCGATGACAAGCGCGACTGATACCGTCGTCTGATCCTGATTGCTCGAGCCTCGCTCAGCGCGGACCAGAACAAAAGGGAAGTCAAGGGCTTCACCAGAGCGTTTGGGCGGCAGGTAGTTGTTGACCACCTGAGGCTCTCGAAAGCTAGGCTCGTCCTTCGGACTTTTCGGCTGCGTCGGAAGGAGCAAGTCCTTCACAGCGTCCTGAACCAGTACTCGGATTGCTTGACAAAGATTGTTTTCAACCATTGGTTCTCCTACTTATCTTTGAGAACAGCAGAAATTTCCTTTTCCAACTGTTTGTCAAAGGCCGCTCCCATCTTTTCGCTAACCACCTCAACAACTGACTGATTACCTACCATCTGGGGAACGGATGGACCAGTTGGCTTTTCAATCTGCTCAACCACCTTGCCCTTGTGCCACCCACGGCTCGCCGTGATCTTGCGACCGTTACGAGCAAAGATGTGATTGTTGAACTTGAACGCTCGACCTAACGAACTTTCTGCTCCACCTTTCTTGATGAAAACTCTTACTGGCTTCCTGTTAGCTCCAGTGGTGCTTTCATCGCTCGGCTTATGCAGATAGTCACGCAACTCGTTTCGCTCGCCTGTACTGATCATCTGACCGTCAAGGCGCGTTCTCGTTGCTCGGTTAAAAGTAACCGTCTTCTTCACGTCGCGAGGATCGATGTAATATCGCTTGGCGACTTCTCGTCCAACCGTTGTTCGACCGGATGACAGTGCCCGATTGATCGAGCGCATGAGTGCACGCTGAATGCCGCCGGGGACTCCCGCGAGCAATGCCTGCGCACGATCAATCTCTTTCTCGTGACGCTTTCCGCCAAAGCTGAAAACGTATTTCATTGGCTCGCCTTCTGACAAAGCATCACAAGTACGCCGTCTTCATCAGAAACAGACCGAACGTAATACTCGTGGCCGTCAATGACGATCAGCTCGTCTTCGACAGGAGCAGGGTCCATGTCTTCAGTTCGTACATACACCTTCAGCCTGTTGACGAATACGCCGATTCGGTAGCCGTCGTCATCCTGCGTCTGAATCACATCAAGCAAGGCGACAATGCGACGACCTTGTATCTCGTGCCACTCCGCGAAGATGCGCGGATCAAGAAACGTCTTTGAGACGTCTGCCTTGAACTGCTTCTTGTAGTCAATCGCCATCGGACACCTCCGACATGTCGGCGAAGGCCGCATCAATGCCGGAGCGCTTGGGCTTCCTTGTGGTAGCAGCCTTCGTCTGCTTGACCGACGGCGGAGTTGGCTTAGCCGTTTCGACAACACCGCAGGCGCGGGCAAGGCCAGCACCAAAAAGTGCATCGGCCATCGCATCGTCTGCGTCAACGATCTCGCCGGTGGCGTATCGCGTGCGCTCGTACAAAACGCTCTGAAGAATTTCGATTTGCATCTTTCCCTCCAAGAGGGAGATGGCGAACCACCTCCCTCACCGTTTATTAGGACTAGGACAGGCAGTTGATCAGGTGGAAGCCGTTGACCTGCTGAATGACAGGGAGCGGACGGCTCTTGATCTGAACCACTCGACCGGAGGGGTTGGCTCGCTGAACCCAAGAATCAGGCACGCGAGCACCTTCGTAGAAACGCACCTGCTCGTCGCCGGCAAGCGCGACAACGCCGTAAGCGAGCATCGTCTTCGTGTTCGGAGACGCGAGCAGGCAGGCCTTTTCGGGCACCATCGGGTGCTCCTTGCCGGCTTCGTCGATGTACCACTCGTCGTAAGAGTAAATGTCCAGATCAACCTCATTCAGGTGACCCATGTAAGACACGCCGTTCGGCAACTCCTGAGGCTTGACGAAGCCAAGATCGACACGACGATTGTCGAGCACCTGGTCGGCAATAAGCTTTTCCATCACGACGTCGTATGCCTTGGATCCGAGGATCATTTCCCGAGGCGTAAAGCCGCCGTTCTTGACCATCGTGCGCTTGATTGTGCGAAGGTCGGCAAGAATGTCCTTTGCCGTTACATCAGTGGCGTCCCACTTCTTCGTGAGAGTCGTCGTCGGCTTTTCGCCTTCACCGATGCTGCCCCAGAAGTCGATCACTTCGTCGTAGCCCTCGCCCTTTACAGTCACCTTACCGGTGAAGAGCGCTTCGGCGCACATGGCTTCTTCGCGACGCGTGATGATGTCGTCGAGCTCAGAAAGATCGCGGCCGAGAATTTCGGCAGCACGTTCGCTCGGAGACTTGCCGGAGTAGATAGTCTCGCCCGGAAGGCGCTTGAGCATGTCTTCAGCAGTCGTGACGCGCATCGGAGAGAGTTCCGGCGCTTCGAAGCTGTACGTCGCATAGCCTTCGCGCTCGAGCACGATGCCGCCGACCTTCGGGTTGACGAACGGAGCGATCTTGCGGCCGCCCATGCCAACGATGTCGAAATCAATCTTCTGCGTGTTGAACGTCGGGCGATAAGCGAAGTAGCGATCGCGAAGCCAAGTGTGATTCGACTTCTTACCGGCCTCAATCATGCCCAACATGGTGCGGGTAGTAAACATATCCATAGCGTATTTCTCCTTAGATGGCCGGCTTGAAGAAGATGCAGACCTTGCGAGCGGAAGCCTTGAAATCGCTCACGAGGGCATCGTTGTCAGGCTTGAAGCTGAGAGCGTTTTCGTTGAATTCACCGGTGAGATAAACGGCGGCCTCAACAGCGCCATCCGTCGTATCAACGTCCTCAGCGAGAACGGCATAGACCTCGGAAATCGTGGTCTTGCCGGCATCGACCGTGCAGAGCGTACCCGTCGCATCGAGAAGGGCACCACGCTTGAGAGCACCCTGCGAAGCCTTCACCGTCATCGCATCGGCGACTACCGGCATCATCTGAGACGCGGCAAAAAGGTTGTCTGCCGTCGTCGTGTACTTTTCCTGTGCGAGCATAAAAACTCTCCTTACTTCTTTTCGAAACCGCGAGCACCAGCGGCGATGATTCGATCAAGCGCCTCCTGATTGACTTCGCCCGGAAGATCGACACCGTGAAGGTTTCCTGCATCTTCAGTAATGCCGTTCAGGCAATCGGCGTCTTCCGCCGTGTCCGTGATTCGACGCTTGCCGGTTGCCTTTTCGGCCTTGACGATTGCGACGGCCAACTCCGCCCCCGTCATCGTCTTTTCGCCGTACTTGGCTTCAGCGACAAGCTGCTCGTAGCCGGGAAGGGCACAGTCTTCAATGTCCTTCATTCGACTACGCTCGGCCTTTGCGCCTTCATCACGTGCTTCCTTGCGGATCGCCTCGACTAGGTCGGGGTAGTCCGCCTTCAAAGTTTCAAGATCCATACGGACCTCCTTATTGACTGCGGCCGCCTTAGGCGTTTCCGCTTCGAAAAAAGCCTGAGGCATGTCGCTGAAATACTTCGCTTCAACCTTCAGGCCGTTCATGTTGACGAAGCCGCCGACGGCAGAGTTGTGCACCTTAACCGTTTCGTCGACCTCATCAGCCAAGCCGAACGCCACTGCCTCTTCAGCGTTGAAGTAAGTCGTCGCGTTCATCTTTTCTTTAATCTCTTCGACCGAGCGCCCGGACTTCTCGGCATAGATGACGACGATGTTGTCTTCAAGCTTCTCCATGTCGTCCGCCATCTTTCGCATGTCGTCCGTGTCGCCCCAGACACCGGAGCTGACCTTGTGGATCATCATCATCGAACCCTTGGGCATGATGACCTTCGCGTTCGGCACGCTCGTGATGATCGTGGCCGCGCTCATGGCCGCGCCATCGATGCGGAAGGTGATCGAGCCCTTGTGCGCCTTGAGAAGCGAATAGATCGACAAGCCCGTGTACACCGCGCCGCCAAAGCTGTTGATCGAAATCTCAAGATCCGCAGCCTCCGGGATGCGACGGAAATCCTCAAGAAACTCAGCTTCGTTGAAGCCTTTCCCCCACGGATCATCCTTAGAGCCGCCGACATACCCGAACAGGTCGAGTTTTGCGACCTTGCTCGTATCGTCGCTCTTTACGTTCCAAAACTTATTCATTCTTTTCCTCCTTCTCCTCTTCCACCGGAAGTGTGCCGCCCGCTGCATTCAACCCTGCGGACTTCAAAAGCGCTTCCTCTCGTGCGCGCGTCCGCACAATTGAATCCATCCGCATGCCTGTCATCTCAGCCGCCTCACGACTGATCGTCGAGAAGCCGTTCTGTACACGAATGACAGCGGCATTCGCTTCTTTCAGGGGATCGAGCTGACCCTGTGCATCGCCGTGCCATTCAGCGCCTGACCAAGCCGCGCGAATTGCAGGATCGGCAAAGAAGCCCGGTGCATTAATGCGTCCCTTGCTGACCGCCTCCGCCAGCCACTCTTCGTAAACCGGCTGACAAAACGAACTGACGAGCCATTCCCTTCTCATGCGGAACATCTTCCACGCCTCGAGCAGCGCGGCTCGGCTGGCCGAGTAGCTAGACGTGAAATGTTTCAGCAACAGTTCATACGGAATCTCGAGCGCCGCGCCGATGTGCCGGCAGACCGCCTGCACATATCCGTCAAACGCCACACTCGGGCGCTTCGGATCGGCAATCTCCACCTTCTCGCCTTCGGCAAGCTGCACAATCGCGCCGTTTCCGAGCTCGTATGCCTGCGGATCGGGATCGATGCGCTGCATGGCGGGAAGGCCGCCACCGCCGCCGAAAAGACCGCTCTCGTCAGGCGAAGGCGTCGTCACGAAAACCGTGAACATGCCGCTGATCACTGCGGCCATCAGCTCAGCATCGCTGTAGCGCTTCAACTGCTTGAGCTCTTCAATGACAGGCGCAAGAATCGGGACGCCTCTTCGCTGAGCAGGACGCTCGACATCGGTCATGATGTGCAGGACGTTGCGTCGACCTGTACGATCACCGAAGATCGGCACTCTGCTCCATTTCACCTCAAGCGTGTCCGTCGAACGTGCAGTAGCTTCAGGGTGTCGATTAGCGACATAGACTGCAATGGCCTCTCCGTACTTACCGACCTCAATGCCCCCAAGAATGTTTTTCTTCAGGGCCTCAAGGTTGTCCTTCGGGTTGCAAACGCGATCGGCTTCGATGATCCCGACACGAAGGTCGTACACCGAGCCAACGCGACGAATCATCGGCGTAATGACAAAACAGTCGCCGCTCATCAACGTTGACAGCATGACAAGCGACTGGAGCTGATAAAAGTTCTGGCGTCGTTCTACGTCGCACATCACGCTATCCGCCCACAAGCGCCATTCACGCTCGGTATTGGCTTCCCAATCGCTTGCTTCCTCATCCGACATGCCGAGAAATCCGGCGTCGATCTGAGAATTCAAGCTCAAGCCGCTGCCAACAACGTTCGTGCGAATTGTCTTCAGCGCACCCGTCGCGATAGGAGCCGTCATGTACAGCATGCGCGATCTGTCGCGAAGCGTCTCGATGTTTTCGACGATGTCTTCATCGGCATCGGTCGTTGTACTTCGCCACCCGATCATCGACTTCTTTGCGTAGCTGGCACCGCCAAGAGAGTAGCCGGAGCTGACCACCCTCGCAGGAGCGCGAACTGCAGTAGCTAACTCTTGGGGCGGAGATGGCGAAGCAAGAGTTCCGTTTGCTTCGAATAACTTACTCATCCGTCATCTCCTACAAATCCCTCGGCACTCCGCGGTATACGCGACTCCTGCCGGTCTCGGCCGCCTCGAGCGCAGCCACTTCCTTTCGCCAGTACTTGATCATGTTCATGATCTGATTGAGACTGGCGCGAGTCATAGTGCGCGTGCCGATCGTGTAAGACTGGCCGGCGGCAACTTCTCGCGACGCCTCAAGCCAAAGCTCGAGGTTTCTCCTCGCTTCTTCAAGCGTGATCCAAGCCATGCGGCCTCCTAAAAAAGAAAGCCCCCGGAGCCGAAGCGCCGAGGGCACATGTTGTTCGTAGTCTTGAAGCGGCCAAAATACTTCAGTGGTGGGGTTGTTTAGGTTGACTTCCCTTCTCCGCCGTATGATGCAATAAGCATCTCTGCGCAAGCTTCATAGTCTTTGATTAGCTCGTCGAGGCGCTTCCTGCAGAACGTAACAACGTAATGTTCGGTTGCCACCTCGACGATTTCCTTGTGGATGCCGTCCATCGTCTCCAACAGCCGACGCTGTGAAACGCGGACAGGTATCCCCTCTTGCTTTCGGTTCGTCATCTCTTGCTCCTTTAAAGTTGAACACCTCGAGAGATAGTCCCTCGACGACGGACACGCCTTTGAGCCGGTAGAGACTCCACAGTCTTCTGGCCCGTGTAGTAGCGCTCGAGCACGTCGAAGTTTGGCGTCAGAAGCTCCATCGCCGCGGTTGCATAGACCGCGCAGTCCAGAGCCTCATTGCGCTGGCGAAGCTTCACCCAAACGAGCCTCGAGCCGTTCTTGTCTCGGACAACTTCCTGCTTTTCAGCGGTAAGCTGCTTGAAGAAGTCTTCCGTGAAGCCCGCGTCCACATTCGCATCAAAATGAACGAAGTTCGGACCCGCCTCTAGCACGTCAAGGCGATCCATCACCTTGCGCTTGCCGGCATCAACGCCGAGCGGGAAAAGCACGGCCTTCTCTGTACCGGCACGACTCGGCTTACCTACGAAAGGCAAATCCGCGCCGCCTCGGCCTTTGATCGAGAAAACTCTCTGACGCTCCCTCGCCCGCGTGTAGGCGTACACATTGTTCGTGTACATGCCGTCACCAGAGTCGATGAAGACACAAGAGACAGGCATCTTCACGCCGCTCGAGTGCTTGTACTCAGTCTCGAGCACGCTATCGAGCATTTCCCACGTCTTTTGGTCATCGGGCAAGCCGTAGAGCACTCGATGACAAATCCCCCAGCACTCGCGATCGTGGCCCCACCCATAGATGGAGCACTCGAGGCGATTGCGCTGAACGTCAACGCCAGCGGTAAGCATGAGGACTCCTTCCGGCAAGTGCTCAGTCGGGTATTCCTCGCGTCGGTCTAGCAGCTGGTCAAAGTCCCCTTCATCGGGATTGATCGCTGTGAAAGGTTCTCCAAGCTTCAAGTTGATGAACTCCCTCAGCTTTTCGCGATTGTTTTCAGCAGTGCACGAGACCCACTCTTCGACCAAGCCGTGAAGCGTGACCCAAGGCGAGTAAAGCGCATTGCACTGATACCCCTTGACCGAATGGCCAGGGTTATGCGCGACCCATCGACCAGTAGACAGCATGTTCAGGTCAGGACGGTACGGGCCGCGAGTCTTCGCGCCGCACTCAGGACAGTACATGGCCGCCGTCATCGGCAGTGCGTTTCCGTCCGCGTCCTTGTCCCACCTGACCAAATCCCACACGAGACGATGCTCATGACCGCAGTGCGGACACTTGACGTAAAAGTACCGTTGATCCGACTCCTTGAAGGCTTCGTAGATCTTTGATTCTTCAGTCGTGGTCGGCGTCGAAACAAGCACAATCTTTCGACTGGCTTCAAAGTTCGCAGTACGCTGTACCGCAAGCTTGATCGGATCGCCTTCCTTCGTCACGCCGTAGCGGTCAACTTCGTCGCACAGCAGAACACGAATCGGACGAGAAGCCAAACCCGCGGGTGAATTTGCACCGACAAGCGCCAGATAACCGCCCGGGTAGTGCTTCATGCGAATCGTCGTCGACGACTTGCGAGAAGTCCCCTTCTCGTCCTTGCCTTCCTCAAGTTTTCCCTTGAGTCCTGGCGAGTAAGCGAACATCGGACTGATGCGCTCCTTAGAGAAGGCCTCTGCCATTTCAACCGTTGGTTGAAGCATCAGCTGCGGAGAAGGCTCTTGGTCGGCGTAGTAGCCCATGATGCCCAGAAGCGCTTCCGACTTGCCGAGCTGAGAGCTGAACATCAGCACAACCTTCTCGGTCTCGCGATCAGTCGCGGCATCCATCGGCTCTTTCAGGTATGGCGTTCTACTGGTGCGCCACTTGCCCGGCTCGGGCGACGTGCCCGGCGGTACGACGCGGAACTCGTCCGCCCATTCGCTACCCGTCAGGCGTGAGATAGGTCGGCAGATACGAGCAAACTCGTCACTCCAAATCCCCATCTTTCACCTCGTCGTCGGCAGTGAATTGACCGCCGTGAATCTTCTCAAGGAGTTCGTTAAACATGGACTCCAGCACAGCCTCGACGTCTCGCTGATTGCGATTCTCAAGCAGGCCTGCAAAGCGAGATGGAGCGGACAGGCAAAATGATCGAAGCCTTTCAGCCGTGGCGCGGGCGTCAGCCTTGACATCGGCAACCGCCACATATTCGCCGCGCATGACCTTCGCCTCCATCTCCTTGATTTCGGCGAGGTACGTCTCCTTCTTGGCGCGTGCATCATCAAACGAAAGAAGGTTCTCAGCTTCCGCCTCAGCCTTCTCACGAGCTTCTTTTTCACGTGCCTTTTCTTCGTCCAGTCGGGCGACCGCTTTCAAGGCTTCATCAACCGGAATCTTTCCGTCAGTGGTTTTGGGGATGATGTTGCGCTGGCACTGCGAGACCACCCAAGAATGCGAGCGACCAATCATCCGCGCAAACTCTCGAATCCCCGCTGTTTTCAGCGACATACGCTCCTCCAGTAAACACAAACAAAGTCGAGCGATAAGCCCCTTTTTTAGTGGTCAGACCACCTTTTCAAAACTTATATCTAGACGACTTTCGCGAGCTCGCCATACCCGCAAGCCTTTTTCGAACTACGGGAGAACCTACCAGGTTCTTTTCTTCACCATTTTGATTCCCAACCTACAAATATTTCATTGAGCCGGTGCCGGCTCCTGGCCCTTGTCATCAGTCACAGCATCGTAGACAGCATTGCCTGCCATCGACCCTGCGAACGATCCGGCAACAGTAGACCAGAAGCCACCGCCAGAAGAGGCAGGAGCAGATTGATTCACCGTCTGGTTGATGACGGTCGTATTCTTCTTCACAACGGTCGTGCGCTTCGGTGCATAGCTCTTCGTAGGAGCAGGGCGGGAGAAGGAACGACCGCCGCTGAACCCACGACCACCACGTGCTTCCGCTGCTGTAGAAACGAAAAAGGCGACCGCAATGGCCGCCACAAGAGCTTTCTTCATTTTGTCCCTCTAAATTGAAAAGCCCCCGAGGTTTCCCCCGAGGGCGTCATGCTCTACCTGGTGTATCGTTGAAGCTCTGACCCTATCAACGTAACCAAGGAGAAATACTTCATGCCGCTCAACTTAACCCCAGCAGAACAACTTCTTTATTCCACGATGAGAATTACCGTTCTCAACCCGAACGGAACACCCGCATCCTACGGTACTGGTTTCGTCATGGACATGTCGACAAACAAAAGCGTGCAAATGCCATGCTTAGTGACAAACAATCACGTTCTACCTCCAACGGAGTTCCCGTTGGTCAAACTTACGTTTCATACCAGAACAGAAGATGAGAACAACCCAATCGGCGAAAAATCGATATCCATCATTTGCCATCCTCCAGTAATTTTTCGGCACCCTAACCCAGAGGTAGACCTATGTGCCTTTCCCTTGCTCCCCATATCGAACCAACTGCCAGAGCCTATTCTCTGCGTTACATTAACGACGGATCTGATCCCAAGCAGCAACAAACGATTTGACGCAATTGAGGAAGTCATGATGGTCGGATACCCAAGTGCACTTTCGGACGAAGTCAACAACCTTCCCCTTATCCGGCGAGGAATCACTGCCTCGCCGCTGAACAAAGATTTTCAAGGCAAAAAAGACTTTGTTGTCGACATGGCATGCTTCCCTGGCTCTTCTGGCTCTCCTGTGTTTATCTATAGCCCGAATGGCTACACCGAGCATGGTCAGGATGGTAGCTTTAGCCATGTTTTCGGGCCTTCAAGACTCATGCTCGTAGGGGTTTTATATAGTGGACCCGTTATGAAAAACTCAGGCGAAGTGACGCTCACAACAAAAGCAAATTTTAACTTCAACACAATGCTGCATCTCGGGTACGTAATCAAAGCTTCTCGTCTCAGGGAGCTCCAACAAGAAATTATGAAACAGCTAAAGTAATACTGTTTCTATAGGATTGCACTTGGCGCGATGTCCCCAAGGGGTTTCATTTTGAGATTTATCATCTCCAGATGGGGTTATCCGATAAACGTACTGAAACAAAGCCGGCCGGCTATCCTTTGCGTTAATGATGCGCACTCCATCGAAACAGTTAGGATCTCCTCGGCCCATACGTCGTTGCCGGCGCTGAACCGCGGCGACGTAGAGCCGGACGAGCTTATCCATAAGCCAGTTATCAAATCGATCGAACATAGCGACCCTCCGAAAATGAGAAAGGGCGAGGATTTCTCCCCGCCCCGACCTCGGAGCAAACTGCCCTAAGGTAGCGAAAAGGTAACCGCGCGGAGTGAGCTTCCAGGGGACAATCCGTCCCCGGCTAGGCTTGCGCGGTGTTGTAAACGAAAAAGCCCCCGAGGTTTTCCCCGAGGGCCGAGTACACTGTTAGCGGAGCGATGCGCCAACACCGCTCCGCACTTCCTCACACTCACGTCTAGCTAAGCATGAAGAAAGAAGATTTAACTGTCATATAACGGCCAAAGAAAGATCAATGCAAAAAGAATCCAACACATACGCCCCCCAAGAGCTAAAGAGCACCACCTCAGAGTCAACTACCGCAGCGGCACACATGCTGACGCTTTACGACGCGTCAATCCGAAAGTGGACCGCGGATATTACAGGGCAGCAATATTCAACAGCAAAGAACTACATGTGGGTATCGTCGCTCATTCTTGCCGCCTGCGTCGCGTTCTTCGAGAAAGCCGACATGACCAAATTTTTCATGGGTACGACGGTTTATGGAGCACAACTGTTCGGCCTTATTCTTTTAGCCTTTGCATCAGGACTGGCAATCGTTTCGTTCTACAAGGCCATAAGTGTTCTGCACGTTGTCGAAACCGTTGACTATGCAACCAATCTCGGTACGCCTTTCATAGCTCGAGACGGTGCGGCTCTTACGAGCGATGAAATCTACATGCACTATGTTGGCCTGTTGTCATGCGCCGACCGCGTTCTCGCTGAAACTATGGACGAAAAAGAAGCGGCAGGATTGACCCTTCGCTCCATTGGGACCTACACCAAACTGTCTATTGCTTGCGGGCTTTTATCTTTGCTTTTTTATGGAGGATCAATGCTATGAGCCACCCCAAACTGGCTTCTGGAACAAATTCGCAACCCCAGAAGCCAGCCTCTCCGTCAAGACAGACCCGTCCCTCGAGATATGATCCAGTAAGAAAATCTACAGGGGACGGATCAACCAACCGAAAAATCCGTTAAGCAACACGCGCAGGTGCTCGCAACACCTGCGTGCTTCTTTGGCGTCATGCTCTCCCTGGTGTATCGTTGAAGCTCTGACCCTATCAACGACATCCCGACGGAGTTTGAATGAATAACGACGAACAAAAGCGGTTCAAAGCAACAAACCCCAAGGTATCCGACGTTCAAGCTTTCAAACAGATCCTTGAACGTGCCTTAACGCCCCATGCTACAAATTCGCTCGACCGCTTTAACGAGCTAAAAGCTTTTGTTCAAGGCCCGGTTACAAGGCTAAATAGCTTTCCGATCACAACGAATCCTTTACAGGCAACAAGACTTGCAAAGCTCGATCCAGAAATAGAAAAGATCTTTGATTGCATGGTTTCCTCCCCCGAGATTTTTCGAGGTTACAGCACTCTTCCGTTAAAAACGGTCGTAGACGCCTTAGTTGGCGTAGCGCCTGAGGATTACCGCAAAGCCTTGAAAAAAGCCTTTCCAAAGCGAAAGTCAAAAAAGCAAAAGCACAAAAGAAAGAAGCGACTAACCGTCACTGACAGCGTTAACTACATCACGCTACTCATCTTTCTTTGTCAACTTCTGGGCGTCCCGCCTGAGGAGATTAATCTTCCTCACCTTCTTCAAGTCTGCTATGAGCAAGTCCAGAAAAAGGTCAACCACGAAAGCGAATCCAAGGCCGTAGATGGCGAGTTCCGCGACGGTGGAGAGTTTCGAGCTGAGAAAAACCAACCCGAGACCAATGGCGACGGAAACGAACCTCATGGAAACCATGATAAAACCTCAACCTTGATCTAACCAGGCAAAGAAAAAGCGGCTTATTGAGCCTGCTGAACAGGCTTTCCGTCAGAGCCGACAGGTACGTAAACGACCTGTGGTTGCTGAGTCTGTGCCGGCTGCTTCGGTTCGTCGTCCTTTGTCACTGCGTCGTAAATGGCATTGCCAGCCATAGAGCCTGCGGCGGCCCCCATGACAGTCGACCAGAAGCCGCCACCACTGGAGGTGGTGTTTTGGTGAACCGTTTGATTGACGACGGTCGTATTTTTCTTCACGACGGTCGTGCGCTTAGGGGCATAGGTTTTCGCGGGAGCAGGACGGGAGAACGAACGACCGCCGCTGAACCCACGACCACCTCGTGCTTCCGCAGCTGTAGAAACGAAAAAGGCGACCGCAATGGCCGCCACAATAGCTTTCTTCATAGGTAACCCAAGTAATTAGAGAGGGCAAGGATTTCTCCCCGCCCCGACCTCGGAGCAAACTGCCCTAAGGTAGCGAACCATCAATAGAAAAAGGGCGGCCTCTTTCGAAGTCGCCCTTTTCGTCTTTCTTCGGAGTTTCTCGATGTCACCCTTGCGGCCGCGACTCAGAGAAGAACTAGCGCCTTGAGCGCTTGCTACAGATACACTTCGGCCTGCGCGTGCGCTCAAGTTGGCTGATTCACAGCTTCGTACTAGTTCATGAACCGAGTATAAGGAACCCCATTCAAGGTCTGCACCCCTCTTTTTACATTTGGTTACTTAAACAAGGGATCATCCGAGTGCATCCCAGAAATCCCGTTCGCAGACGATCACTAACTTAGCGCCTTCCTTTCTCAATTTCACGGCCTGCTCAACCTTTCGACCATAACACGAAAAGGCCCAGCTCCGGTTACCGGCGTTCCCGACGACAAGATAGTCGATCTTCTTTGAGATAGTCATCTTCACCAGGCCACCCGCATCCAGAATGCGGCGACAAACCTCTTCTCGGCTCGCCTTCTCAAACTCACCAGTCACGCAGAACGTCTTTCCCTCTAACTCCACCTCTGGATCAACAGCGCAAATTCCCTTGATCGAATACTTCTGCTTGAGCTCCAAAAAGCGTTCCTTCGACAAGGTGGCCGATTCATTGAAGTCGATGAACTCCCCCATAAAGGTCATGATCTGTTCGCGCTCTTCATGAGTGACATTACCATCCGTCAAGGCATTGACCAGTAGCGACGAGATCTCGTCATATGGGTAACTGCCAGCAAGGTAATCATGTTCGAAGACCCAATCACGAAGAGAATTGATCTCCTCGTCTGACAGTTGTCTATCTGCAAGTATTCCATGGAAAATCCCATGGAGTTCCTGGATACGATCCTTTATGAGGTCATCGATATCTGTCCATTCCGAGAGTCTGTCAGCGAGCCAAACCAAGTCTTCGATCTCTTCTGGATCGATCTTTCCGTCTCGAAGATAGTCCTCCAGATGATTGATCACAAGATCCCACGGATGGTACTTTGCATAATGAGCATTTTTACGAATCCATTCCCAGAGTTCCGTCTGCTCCTCTTGGTTGACAACACCGTCAACGCAAATCCCTCGCAACAACCCTGACAGGCTACGGAAGGCCTTCTCTTTGATCCTGCGACCATTGAAGGCCAAATGCTCACGGGCATCGTATGCACGAATGCTTTCCAACTCCATGTTTGCTCCTGATCTCTTGAACCAATCAAATAAAAAAGGCGAACTACACCAACTCGCCATTTCACCTACTTCAGCTCAAGAAATCATAGGCTACGCATCGTAAAGACGTCTCAGGAGATTCCCTAACAGCCACTCGGCCGCCATCAGGTCATCGGCTGCCCGGCGCCTACTAGTCCCTGCCGACCGGCATAGTCGACCGAAGCATGACCACTGGACGTCCTTAGCAAGATAGAAGGTCGTGATGAGCTTCCTTTCGATAGCAGGCATGAGAGGCGAGCAAAGAGCCGCCTCGACCTTTTCCGCATCAGCCATATCCAACTGTTTTGACGGCGCCGCCCTGCACGGGGCATTCTCGTCGCGTCCATATTCCCTCAAAAGGGTTTCCTCCAACGCAAGGAATGGCGCTCGCCCCCATGACGAGACTGCCCTACGCGGCGCGAAGACCCTCAGCCAGTTCTCCAGTCTCTTCACAGTCTGCCAGTCCCGCTCCACAATTACCTCCCAGTACCTTTGCCAGCAAATCCTCAAGCGACCCCCCCTCGAAGCTTCTGCCCTCACCCTGCGCGATGAGCACCTCTCCCTCATCTTTGATCGCAAGGAGCTCGATCTCGAGCCTCGCCCGAACGTCATAGGCTTTGATGGCAACGCATGCAACGATCTGTCTGTCGTCGTCAAAGCACACATCCTGAATGCCGTCCAGAGCCGACTTCACGACATTGTCGATATCCGGCTTCGTGATCTTCTGAACCCTGCCGCCGACTGCCACCTTCTTTTTCTTCTGCGACCATGATGTCGGCGGTTCTGAGAAAGCTCGAATGATCGCAATGGCCGGGGCCATACCAAGCCGATCTTTTGACAGTTTTGCAGCGAAGCGAAGCGCATCCTCATACGCGACAGTCTTTCGCGGCGTGTAGACAGTGCCTGATCTCGAGCTCACACGAGGGCGCCCCTTGCCTATCGGCTCCCCTTCGACGACTACCATTCCATTTCCACTCCTCAAACCGGCTCCGCCATCGGCGCCGCACGATGACCGATACGCTGACAAAGCGAACGTACACGCTCTGCAGCCGACGGCCTTGCCTGCTTCTTGCCGGCGTCACGCTCGCGCTTCTTGGCGATCCCAACTTCGATCTCACGATGGATCATGGTCGAGATGATGTCGAGCGGGAAGTGGCCAGTTCCGCGCCCATACATCGCCTTCATCTCGGCCTCACTCAGCGTCTCGATGCCTGCCGCCCGCATGACGGGATCCGCGTTGATCTGGTGAATCACTTCAGTCGCTGCCTCCAAGTCGTTGAAGCATTGGTAGTGAATGATGGCCATCTGCCAGACGGCCCAATACCTTTGCAGAATCTCCGTGACGAGCGGCCAGTACTGCGACTGCACGCCCGTATGGAATGAGCAAAGGAACCGACCATTGCGCCCCGTATCGCACGGGAACGGACAGTCGGCAGCCGGACACGCCATCGACGTCGGCACCATGTAGGAACCGTTGCCCTCATCAGCATCCGGACGCGTCCGCGCTTTCTGTTCGCTGATCGCTTTTGAAAGAAACCCTGCCATAGCGGCAACTCCTTTTGTTTGCTTCCGTGGGATGATTGAGGTGTGTTCCCCAACACAGTCCATCAACCACCCCACGGAGAAAGTCATGGATCTATCTACGTTTTTCGGTTTTACGGCCACCGTCGCCGCCATCGTCGGCATCTACCTCACGTTCATCCAAATGCAGCTCCCGTTCCTTAAGCGAGCATCCGACCCGAAGATCCACCAGGGCCGAGACGGCTACTACTATCTTGAAATCCGTCTTTCGATAAGCACCACTTTGCAAAACGTTCGGTTCGGTCGTCTCCTTGCCAAAGGTTTTGATGTCGGACGCAGAACCAATGGCACTTTCGGATACGGGTTCGGAGACTTTGGAGACATTGAGTTTTCAGATTCGATCCCCGTCGATTTTCAGACCTCCGCGAATTCCCTCGAAGAAGGGATCTGGCTTTGGGTCAGGCTCCATAAGCCCGCAGAATCCATAGAGATCTCCGTCGACTACCGCTGGCGATGGCTTCATAAGACGCTCCGCGAATCCATCCCGGTCCCGTCTTTGGAATCAGGAGAGCTCTCTGGCGCCTCGTAAGAGCTCAGGGTCGATGACTGCTCTCTGACAGAGTTCATCCACCTCTGGATCACATCCACGCGATCCCGCAGCCCCCGGTAGTACAGGGTCAAGGCGACGCCCGTAATTGCCACGCATAAGATGGCTATCGATTGAAAAATGTCTGCCATATCGCTACCTTTTTAGACGGTTTTTAAAACCCGTTCTTTCTGACGGGTTTTTAAAACCGTTTTTTCGGCTCCCATCACGCGTACTTCCCTTCCACGACTTTGGTAAAATTTGACTCGTTCATGAGCCACTCCAAGTCGGCCTTGAACGTTCTGCTATGGCCCTTTCCTGGTTGCTTCAACCCCATCAGGAAGGGACTTTTTCGTACCAAGGAAAAGTACCCCCGAAAGAGGTCAAGCCCGTCAGCCTGACTCGCGACCTTCTCAGTCGTGCAGACAGAGCGCCAGCGTGCCGTGATCCAGCTTCTGCGCTTGGATGTGAGCGTGGCCACCCGGGGGAGCTCAGGCAGGATCTCGTGGTAGAGGGTCACGATCCGGTCGTAGGGACACGGCGGCATGCGTGAGCCTTGATCCTTTTCCTCGTTGCACGCGGTCGGTCCGGGCGGGGGTTCGACAACGTCGAACTCAGAGCCGACCTCGTCGGCGATCAGGTCATAGTCGTCAAGAGGCGCCGAATTTCCACCCATATCCTCCCTTCTAGTCTCTAATCTCTTATCTCTATACTCTAGTGGACATTTGTCCCCCCCTTTGTCCACCTCATCGTCCACCACTGGGAGACAGGCACTTTTGGCTAACTCGCGGCGGGCTCTCTGCTGTTGCTTCTTTAAGGCGCCGCCGCTGCCTGAACCGATCAAGTTGGACAGATGGGCCATGAAAATCGTCCCGTCTTCCAAGACCTCAACAAGCCCGCACATCTTCAGATTTACGATTGCGCACTGGACAGTGTTGACGTCGGATCTAGTGAAGTCGGCGAGCTTTTCTACGTCATACGGGATGAGCATCTGACCCACCCTGCGGACCAGCAACCCGTTCGTCTTGAGTGATTTGAGGCACAGCTTCAGATAGAAGAGCACCTGGTCGGGGCCATTCGGCTGCTCCTCAAGCCAGTCGATTTCGTCGCTCTCAAAAAACTCTTCACGTAGCTGAAGCCAGTAGTAGCGAGTGTTGTCGTAATCCGCCATCACGACTCCTTTTTGAACAGGGGAGAAAGAAGATGCTTCGGTATTCCCGTGAGCCTCGACACTTCGTCGACTCGACGAGGTGGGACCTCGCCGTTATGTAGCCAAAGCTCCACCGCCTGTCTGGTGATAGGCGGAGTGAGGCTCTCGGCGAGCTTTTTGCGCCCGCCCGCAGCTTGGATCGCCATCTGCACGGGATTGAGCTTGCAAGTAGTACGTGTCATTCAGACCTCCAGATGCAAGCAATTATAGCCATACACGAAACATGGTCGCAAGCGATTCTTGCTTTGCGTTGAGCAAGATTTCCTTGCATACTCGTTAGGTAAGCAAGCCCAACCTCTTTTGTGGAGCTCACCATGCAAACCCCTATTTCCCTCGCCATCGAACGCAAGGGCTTGACTCATGAACAGGTTGCTCAAGCTCTTGGAGTCTCCCGCCAAGCAGTCACGCGCTGGGCGTCTGGCGCCGCGCCTACGCTCTCCAACCTTCGCAGACTGGCAGAGCTGCTAGGCGTTTCCGTTTCCCTCCTCACGGGAGAAAACATCGTTGTCATCGACGAAAAAGGTGAGCCTTCCTCTCGCGTTGAAGAAACCTCCGATCTCGTCCTGATCCCGGTCCTTGACGTGTACGGCTCTTGCGGTGGCGGCGGGAACCCCGGAGACGATCTCTCCCCCGTTCAACTGATCGGCGTATCCCCCTCGGCGGCCTCGTCGTGGCCGGGCGTAACTGGCGTGAACAACCTGCACATCATCCACACGCTCGGCGACTCTATGGAACCTACCCTCAAGCGCGGCTCGTCCGCCGTAATCGACAAGAACCAAACGACGATCCTTGCTGACGGCATCTATTGCCTGCAGGCAGAAACGAGAATCTTCATTAAACGCGTCCAAGTCAATATCGACGGGTCCCTCACGCTGCTGTCAGACAACAAGATGTACCCGCCACAAACCATACCTAGGGAGATCGCCGACACGATCACGGTTGTCGGGCGCCTAGTCCTCCAGATTCGAGCTGACGTACTTTGATCTAACCCAAAACTTCCTCAAAAACCCCGCCTAGAAGCGGGGTTTTTTGTTGCGTCCGCAAAATTTCGCTTGCCCAAACAGCAATTTTTACTTGCTTCTCACTCGATTTGGCGCTATTATTTCTTCACGCAACGCAAGTGTAGCTTGCTAGCACGAAAACAAACAACGGAAGTTTTCTCATGACCAACACTGAAACTCTCTCCAGCACGGCGCTCGACGTCCAAGCCATCCGCAAGAAGCTTGGAAAGCACTTCTCCAGCCTCCCGGTCGCAGAGCTTGATACCGATGAAGGTCGCCGTCTGTTTATCGTCCGCCGATTGCTGCGCCACGCATACAGCCTCTGTGTTCGCGGAGACGCCCTCAACCTTCTCGACGAAGCCGACAAGATCAAGAACACCGCTGTCTGGCTCAACGACATCGCAGATGACATCGAACTTGAGGAATGAACCATGACCGACGCCACAAACCAGATCGCCTTGACGAGCGCATTCATGCGCCCCTACATCGCCTTAGCCCGCAAGCACGAGTACTACAAGCTCGTGCGGACCAGAATGGCGGCAGAGCTCGCAGGCGCCCCCGCATTTCCTAGCGATGACATCCGCGACGAATACTCAAGCCTTGTCCTCGACATCAAGAAGACAGTCATGCAGGACCTGCTGACTTGGACGCTCTCAGAACACATCTACTGCGACGAGACGTACTTCTCGATCGGCTTTCTCGCTGACACTGTCGCCCGCACCGCACTTGTATGTGCAATTGCCGCAGACGAGAACCTAGATCCGATCCTTGAACCGGGTGCGAAGCAGTCCGTGTCTGAAAAGATGGCGGTATGACCGACCAAATCAAGCGCATCCTCCAGTGAGTGGTTGGTTATTTGCTTCACCGTCCATCTTCTCACTGCGAGGAGCCCCCAGCAATACTGGAATCCATCATGAACAACACCAACACCAAACCCGCTCGCAAGCAGGCCATCGTACTCAACCATAAGCGCGCAACCAGAGGTTGCCTCTCGCGTGCCGTCGAAGATGGCCGCCTCACTGTCGGTCAGCTGAAGGCGGCGCTAGAGACGGTTGACCCGTCGCTGGTGGTGTGCCTTTGCGACGGCCCCATCGGCGCTGCCAACCCTCTCGAATCTGCGTCCGTGGTGACTCTACGTGAAAACTGGTTTGACCCCGACGTCTACACCCCAATTCTCACCTCCCCTGAAAGGAGCTCTAAATGACAACGCTTCTTCGCATGGTCGCCCACCTTCCGCCGGCATTATCCCGCTTCGTCTTCGGCGCCCCGGACCAGGACTACCGCGGACCGCTCTGCTCCGAGGAAGAAGACCGTCGCGAGCTTCGATTTGGATTCGCCTTACTCGCAGCCATTCCAGCGACCGCGGCATTGACGCTCCTCATGCTCGGCGCCATCTGACCCTACTGGAGGACTCAATGTCACACCCCATTACCCAAGGTCGTCGAATCCGCACGGTCAACGGTGTCGGCTACAACCTCACCTGGCTCGGAGAACGAGAGGGGCGGCTCTGTCGCCTCATCTTCGACCTTCACTCCTTCGACCTCAGGACGTTGGAGGACATCGAGCAGCTGATACCCCTACGAAAGATTCACGTCGCATGCGACATCAGCGGTCGAGAAGCGCTTGAAAAGATCATCCGCATCATCTGCGATGAATACCCGCAGTACATCGACCTCATCTGTCCTGAAAGGAGATCCACATGCGTGACGGAATGATCGTCTACCGGGAGCAAATCCATGAGGTCGGTCGCGTCGGCTATCGCCTGAGTTGGTCAATGGAGGACTTTCCGAACGAGACCCTCAAGACGCACATGATCGTGCGCTACGGCATGACGGCCTTCAACCTCTGGAGCGGTCGAGAGATCAGCACAGTCCTCATGCCCATGAGCTTCTCCGTTCCGGCTAGCACAACTGAAGACGACATTCGAAAGATGGTCTTCCTCAGAATCGCGAAAGACCATCCACAGCTCATCGAGTACATCTGCTGACCTCCGGCCCTCATTGAGGGCATCTTGGCAAGCGCTCTTCCTCCCTTCGCTCGTTCCGGTTCCGTCCGAGCATTGTCAGCCCTCAGGAAGAGCGCTTACCTAGATCAACCAACCATCTGTAGCCAGAACATGCTCAAAGACTTTCTACTCTTCTGCGAGTTCCTCGTTGGATTCGTCGGGCTCGTCGTATTCCTCGCAGCGGCAGGTGTCGCCATTGGCAGCTTCCTCGGCGCCCTGGCCGGCTCCGCCGTCTACATCTATGACGTGATCTTGGGGGCAGCGTGATGACACCGCTTTACGCCGAATGGCGTCCCATCAAACCGAAGGCTTCAACGCCCTGCATCCACGCAGATCGCCTGTCTGATCGCGCCTGCTCCATCAATGCCCAGGCAGACGCCCTCATCAGGAAGTTCTCTGAGATCTATAGCATCCGGCAAGAAGGCAAACCAAGGAGCCTCTCAAAGATGAGCATCGCTGCTCAGGAAAGCGAACGCTTGGCAGAAGGTCTCCAGTACACCGTTCAGCTACTGCTCGATGACATCAGAGAACTACGGAAAAAGATTCACGATGAGGCGTGCAACTCTGCAACCAAACAGCCCAACACCAAGAAAAGGAGATAGCTATGGGACGAATGATCGGAAACCGGCTTTCAATGCAAATGCATGAAACAGCCAGACAACACCATCCGAGTTTTTCTACTGAAAACAGAGGTAAAAAATGATTGACCCATATCCCTACGAATGGCCGCTCATCATCCCGAAGAACGTCGGCATGTACGCCATGCGCTTCGTGCCCCGCGACAATCCCTCTGACGTCTTCACACTGATCGTGAAGTGGGACGGCGAGAACTGGCTTGACGACAAGTTCGGCGACCGCCTCGATCTCCGACGCTACATCACCACCTACAAGCTGATGTCAGCCAGTGACCTGGCCGAGCATGAGAAAGCAAAGGAGATCAAGTGAAACGGACAACCTACGCCAGCAAACTCCGCAGCATCGCCGAACACTACGGCCCCATGAGCCAGCTGAGCAAAACGGCTGAAGAGCTCTCCGAAGCCACGTCTGCCGTCATGCGCTACTCTCAACGCCCGACGAAACTCCACTTCAAGCAGATGGCCGAAGAGTTCGCCGACACGCTGATCATGATCGAGCAACTCGAGCTCCTCTTTCCTGAGCTTGCCGAAGAGATCGTCAAGTGCCAAGTGCTGAAGGTCGACCGGCAGCTCGATCGGATCGAGGAAGAAGAACTACTGAAGAAATGGAGAGATGAAGAATGACGTTCCGCCTCAAAGATAAGAACCTTCAAGTGCAACTGGATGCACTTAGTGATGGAGACTTCTCGAAGAGACTCCAACACGCAAATCATGACGACGGCATGATCTTCGTCGAGTTCGGTGAAAAGCTAGAAAGCCCAGGATTCGACCTGCATCGGTTCAACTTGGCCTTCTTTGATGACGAAGTCGAAGAGATTCACAGGTACAACCCGCACGGATGGAACGCTTTCCCAGAAGTCGAGCCGCCGGAGAGAGTCTTGATGCGGGTTGAATGCAACCAAATGAAAACATGTCTTGTTTTTGAAAACGGAAAATGGCGATACCCAAGTGGAGAGTCGTTTGAAAACTATGAGTTTGCGTTTCCTGTAAAACGCTTCCGCCCGTGGGATGAGGATGACGAAGCATGACGCAATGGAAATACTTCCCGGACACGACGCCGCCGCGCGGCTTGCCGCTCAGGCTCGAAGTCAAAGAAAAGGATCAAAACACTGGCACACCGGAACCGTACTACGGCAAGACGCTTTTTCAGGGGTTTGCGGTTTTCGACGGGCACGACTTCATCCCGTTCGGCTCGTTCCACCGGCTGCCGATTTTTTGGGACGGCCGGCTAAACGCCTTTGGGCATAAGGATGTGACCGCTAGATACGCCCTGTGGGAGGACGAGGAATGAAGAACGAAAAAGCGCATCGACGCCGTGCGCTCTTCGCGTTGGAAGCCATCGAGGTATGCGCCACGTCGTGTCGAAAGGGTTGGAAGGGTCGAACCCCTCCGACCATGGAGGAAGTCGACGACGCTATCCGCAAGTTGTCTTACTGCGTCGGGACGCTGAAGGACTATCGCTCGATCCGCATCCAGTTGGAAAAGGAGAAAGAGGAGGAGGAATGAAAACGAATCGTTTTGAACTGAGAGACTTTCGTCTTAATGAGATTCTCTCAATGCTCACTACGTACAACGGTCCGAGCCTGTCGGAAGAACTCAATAGAGTTTGGACTGGCGAAGCGAGGACCGTCAAATTCGGCAAATGCTTTTCTGTCGATCTCACCCCCGAAGACGTCAAGGAAAACCCGGAGTTTCGTCCGAACGAATGGAACCCAACGAAGTCTTGGAACATCCCCAAAAACGTCGACCTGATGTTTTCGATTCAGGAAAAAGAATCAGGGAAAGAAATCGCACGATTGCGTGGCCACTTCGACGGTGAGAATTTCAGAAGACCAAGCGGAGAGCCCATGTACGCATTTTGCCGTGGATTTCATGCAACAAAGTACAAATCGCTCATCAAGTGTTGGCCTGATGATCAAAAAAGCGAGTGGATCTCTGGGGACTTTTTAGCTCGAGTGGCTGAATTTGATCGTCGACTTGTAGAAGAAATGGAGGGCTACGAGAAATGCCTGTCAAGATGAAAAAGGAAATCCGCAAGCGGGTCGCTTGCATGATAGGAACAACGGAAGAAGCGCTTCGTAAGGCTGAAGCGGAGTGCGATGGACGGGTGTACATGGGTCCAGTCGACGCAAAAGGAACACTTGGCGGCTTTTATCTCCTCCACATTCCAGTCAAAGGAAAGATTGAGCCAACGCTTTACCCGCTTGATTACTTCGTAAAACAGAAGGAGGACGAGGAATGACAAAAGAACTTCACGTGGAATGGAAACCCTATCCGGACCGTAAACCCGAAAAACATGGCCAGTATCTGGTCACGCTCGGAAGTCCGATGTTTGAGTTCCAGCGAGACAGCTTCAGACCGTACGTTTTGATCGCCCATTACGGCGGCAGTGATGGCGGATTCATCTTGAATTTGTGGGACCCGGTACCACTTCACGTCTCGGCATGGATGGAAAAACCTCAACCGTGGAGCAAGGAGGACGAGGAATGAAGATCAAAGACCTGATCGAGTGAGACGGACGATGTACCCACCACAACGCTACTACCTGACCAATCTGGGCGACAGATCGACGGTCAAGGAATTGCCTTCGAGACTGGGTATGACGACCGACGAGTTTGTCGCCAAGCAAATCCGAGAGCTGCTTCTGCGCTTCTGCATGGGTTGGACGATCTCCTTCTCAAGCAACTTCGAAACGCGTCCAAAAGTCCTATCAAAGAAAGCTCTCGCAAGCTCTCGAACGAAGCGGATGATGACCAAAATCCGAAAGAAGTACGGCTTCTTTTGCGAAGAATTCATCAACCGTGAACTGGCCGAAAAGCCCTCCTACTATCAGGGCTATATGGTCTACCACTTCGACAAAGTTGAGGAATATTGCAAGCAATGGTCAAGCACGCTCACACCTGCGGAGATTTTGGGCCGCATGGTGACGCTCGGAATCCCGCCTGAAAATCCTCAGCTGAAAGCATTGCAGGCGCGACGGGAAGCCATGATGGCGGCACAGCGCGAACGGATCAAAAGCCCCGAATTTCAGGCCGAGATGGAAAGGAAGAGAAAGCTAAATGAAGAACGAGAAAAAGAAAGGAAACGATGCTACGAACGCTGGCTCATGTCTCCGGCCAGTGATGAAGATAGCCTCTTTCACGCTTCTAACCTCAAGGACGGAACTCATGAACCGTGACTTACACATCAGCGAGCTGGCCACGTGCGCCGTTCGATACGCCCTAGGCAGACAGACGTACGTCAGCTTCAGCGTCCCTCAAGCGATCAAGTCGCACATGAACTTGATCAGCACGAAAGCGCTCTACGTCATGTCCAGAGACATCCGAGAGTACAAGGAGCGAGAAGGCCTGATCGGGATGCCGTGCGACCATCGTTCATGGATGGACTTCCTCGACGCTCTAACCAAGGAAATCAACGAGAGAACAAATGCCAAAAGCACCGAAGAAACGAACGAAGAAGTACAACCCGAGGAAGCACCACATTGGCTACCTCGACATGCTCGACATCTCGGCGAATAAGGGGCTTTCGGACCGCGCCGCTGCCAGTATCGAGCTCGACTATCGCATCCACCTTCAGTCCTTCAGAACTGAACCATCGCACGAATCGTGGGCTTACCTCGTCGGCCTTCTGCTTCTCGCGGACCGTCTCTCATACGACCTTGAAGAAGGCGAAGAGTTCAGGCGCGAGATTGAGCCGGCATGGCGTCAGGTCGACGCGGCCTGGCGCATCTGGCAAGAGAAGCACGTGATTGCGAAAGAAAACTTGTTGCAAGCAGAAGCCCTGCTGCCGAACCTGATCGAGCTGTTCAAGGGCTTCACCTACAAAGAGATGGACCAAGCGCTTCATTACGTTATGAAGCACCACCTGAAGCCGGTCCGCGTCATGAAAGAGGACGGATTGATCGAATGACATTTCAACTGCGCGACGAAAAAGCGCGAAGAAAACCAGAGACGTTGTCCGGTGGCAAATTCCACGAACGTCTGAACAAGTATGCAGCCGCGTTTGCGGATGCTCACAAAGCCGGGCGAATAACAGATCGCGAGCTTGCCGAGGGCATCACGGTCGGCATATGGATAGGCGCATGCCTCGCGCACGTCCGGATCGAGTTGCAGGACATTGAAGAGATCAAGGAGCAGGAATGACTAACCAAGACAACGAACGCTGGCGCTCATTCAAGAAAGAGCGTCCGGAGCCCGGGCACTACCAGATCAGCCTCGTCCCTCGTGACAGCCACAAAGGATTCTGCATGTACGCGTACTTCAACGGACGGGACTGGTTCGACGAGCACAATCGACAGCTGGACGTCAGCAGGTATCAGCTTTCTTTCCGTCCTTGGTGTGAGGACTACGAAGAATGATCGACGAAGAACTGAAAGACATTGCCAGACACTACGGGCGAGACCATCAGACGCTCAAGGCTGCCGAAGAGTTCGGAGAGGCTGCAACTGCGGCTTCACGTCTTGCGCTCGCCCGACAGGCCGAAGCATCCGGCGGCAAGTATCGGTGCATCACGGCGCTTGAAAACAACCTTGCGGAAGAGTGTGCCGACTGCCTCGTGATGATCGGTCAACTGCGCCTGTTGATCCCCGGTTTCAGCGCCAAGGTCGACCTAGCAATGCACGAAAAGATTGAACGACAAATCAACCGAATTTCAAAGGAACAACAATGCTGAACATCAACGAAGTGACCATTTACGGCTGCCTTGGCCGCGACCCTGACATCCGATATGGGACGAACAACCTCGCTTTCGTTTCCCTGGCCGTCGCCACAAACCGTAGAGTGAAAAACGCGGACGGTCAATACGAAAACGTCACAGACTGGAACACCGTCGTCGCCTTTGGCAAGACTGCCGAGACGATTGCCGAGTATCTGCACAAGGGTTCGTCGATCTGGGTACGTGGCCGTCTTCAAACGAGAAAGTACAAAGACAAAAACGGCGCCGACCGATGGGTGACAGAAGTCATCTGCGAGCACTTCCAGTTCGTCCAGAGTGCGAAGGAACGAGCACAACAGCAACAGGCCGAACCGACAAGACGTTCACGCGTGCAAGAACAAGCCCAGACCTATGACGACGGCGAAGTACCGTTTTAAGGAGAACCAATGACCGAAATCATCGCACTGAGTGCGGCAACCATTGGCGGCGAAGAAATTCAGACCGTCAACGCGCGTGACCTTCATGCGTTCCTCGGCGTCAAGACCGAGTTCAAGGACTGGATAGCTCGTCGCATCAAAGACTTCGACTTTGTCGAGAACACGGACTTTTGCTCATTTTTGAGCGAAAGTTCTGGCGGTCGTCCGAGCAAGGAATTTTCCGTTTCCCTCGGCATGGCAAAAGAGCTGGCGATGGTCGAACGAAACGCGAAAGGCAAGCAAGCCCGCCTCTACTTCATCGAGTGCGAAAAAATCGCAAAGGCCAAGGCTACCGCTCCGGCGCTGCCGGACTATCCAATGGCGCTGCGACAGCTCGCCTCTTCATTAGAGAAGCAAGCTGCGCTTGAACACAAGGTCGCGGAGGACGCTCCGAAGGTAGCCTTTGCTGAGACAGTCGAAGCGTCCTACGGTGACATGCTCATCAGAGAAGCCGCCAAGACGCTCGGCTATCCAGCGACGCTTCTCTTTGACTGGCTACGCGCACACTCGTGGATCACAATGAAAAATGAACCTTACGCGGACCGCGTGAAGCAAGGCGTCCTGCGCCCTCGCGTGTCGAACTTCACGCACCCTGAAAAAGGACTGAGCGTGTCGATCACGGCGCACGTAACGCCGAAGGGACTTTTCAGGCTTTACAAGGAGCTCCTGAAGGAAGGCAAGATCACCAAGAACGAACGACTTGAACAGGCGGCGTGAGGAGGTACATCATGACATCAAACAAGTCGATTGATGGCGCTCGCATCCGCGCCATACTCTTCGACCCAAACGTTCCCGATTATGCGTTTCTGACGCAAGAGGAGGTTTTCGCGGCTTTCGGCGCATCTGAGTCAACATTACGACGCTGGGCGATCGAGAGCGGCTTTCCTGATCCTGTGGGCTACCCGGGGATAACAGCGTACCCTATCGCTGCGCTACGCGAGTTCCTGAGCCGCGTGGCAAGAGACTCACGCAACGCAACAAGCAAAAAAACACGGTAAAAACACTTTTTCTCGCCGGTGGTTCTTTTGGTGGTTCTTTTTCTAAAACCCCTCCTCAAACCCTTGTCCCGCGCCCGTTTGAGTATTCCCCCTTCTCCGCCAGTTTCTGAACAGGGCTCTGGACTAAGTTCCGAGCCCTGTTTTTTTCATGAAAAAGATGAGAGCAAAGCACGCAAAAAACCTTGCGGCCCGAAGTCGCATCATGAAAGATTCGCAGGAACCAAGCCCTCATCACCACACCGAGATCTGCGTCGCACCCGTATCTCTTCATGAGCTGATCTGATTGTTTGGCGATGCACCTGCTCCTTAGTTTTCCTCATAGAGGGTGATGAACGGTTTGTCATCATGTCCATTTTTTACGCGTGTCACGTTCGCGAATGGGCGGCTCTCCACCATCCACCAATTTGATCCTGCAGCTGCCGCAACATGGCGACAGCTTTTCAATTGCCACCACGGCACGGGCGCCATTCGTCAGGCAGCCAAACCTCGTCGGTGAATCGGGAGAGTTTCGATATAGCCGAGCCTTGTTCCGGGGCGTAGGTTTGTTTGTCAAGACCTGCGTACAACAGGTTAAGCCAAGCCGCCACGACGCGTCGCTCCCAAAGTTCGTGCTTGACGAATTGCCCCGTCAGCAGATCGTGCTGCGTAGGCTTGAGCTTCTTTGTCGATACGACTTTCACCAACAAGTCGTATTCGTCAAGCGGAACCGCACACGAGTATCGCGGAAAGCTTTTGTCCTTTCCCTGCCCTTCGGCATGGCTCGTGCGGCTTTCCACTCAGGTGTGGCACGCATCTGCAGAACACGATCCAATCCTCCGCCCATGACGGCGTTCTGAGGCTGACTGCGAAGCTCAAACTCTTCCGCAACCGACGGCGCTCTTGATCTCCCGACAAGAGCGCAGAAAACAAAAAAGCCCCGCGGGCCGACTGCCTGCGAGGCGATTTTCATGGAGCGGGTGAAGGGAGTCGAACCCTCGTCTCCAGCTTGGAAGGCTGGGGTAATAGCCGTTATACGACACCCGCTTCGAGAGTTTTGGAATCTTACCACAGAGCCCGTCGAATTGCCAAACACCCGAGCCCTGCGGACCGTGCGCCTCAGGCGCTGCGCGAGGCGAGAAGGCGTTCGAGCCAGAAGAGGCCGACGATGGTCTTGACGTCCGTGATGCGGCCGTCGGCGCACATGTCGAGCGCCTCCTTCAGATCGACGCGGACAACCTCGAGATGCTCGCCCTCGTCAAGGGCCTGCGTGCCCCAGGAGAGGTCCTCGGCCAGAAACACGACGATGCGTTCATTGGAATAACCGATCGCGTTGTTGAGTTCGCCGAGTCGCGTCCAGCGCGCTGCGTGAATGCCGCACTCCTCGACGAGCTCGCGCTTCGCGCAGTCGAGCTCGGCCTCGCCCTGATCGAGCTTGCCCGCAGGAATCTCCCAGAAGGCCCTGCGCAGCGGATGGCGCCACTGGCGTTCGAGGACGATCGTGCCGTCAGCCCCCAGGGCGATCATGCCGGCCGCGCCGCCGTGGCGCAGGCCGAAGCGGCGGCTCGGACGTCCGTCGGGAAGGACGACGTCCTCCTCGACCACCTTGATGAAGCGGCCGTCGAGGAGCACGCGCTCGGCAACGGACGTTTCGGTGAGCGGATCGTTCTCTCGCTCGGCGCGGGGAACGGGAGCCTCAAGCTTCGGATAGGGGCACTCGGCGGTCGTATGTTTGGTCATGGCGGATGTTCCGGAAAAAAGCGGTTCCTTCAGTATATGCCAGCCGTACGTGCGGGGGAGGCCCATGCCGGCGGACTGGGCTACAATGACCGATTCCTTTTTTCCCAAAAAAATACCAGTACATGCACGCCGCAGTCGTTGGAGCGGGCCTCACGGGCCTGCAGACCGCCCTGTCCCTCGTCAGAAAAGGTGCCGACGTCACCGTCATCGAAGCCCAGCGCGCGCCCTGCCAGGGCGCGAGCTACTGTGCGGGCGCCGTTCTCGGCGACCCCGCACCCGCGCCGATCGCACGTCCGGCAGGACGTCTTGCGCGCCTCAAGGCGCTCGCCTCGAACACCTCGGAACTCGTCTACGGCAGCGGCGCGGCCGTTCGCCACCCGAGCTTCATCTCCGCCATGACCGCATGCCGCGAGCCCGCGCGATGCGAGGCGAGGGACGCGCTCGCCGCGGAGCTCTCCGAGGCCTCGACGTCGATGCTCAGGGCCGAGGCGCAGGAGCACGGCTTCATTCTTCAGGAAAGCGCGGGCACGATCATCGTCTCGCCCGAGGCCGGCGAAGCGTCCCCCGCGACGCTTGAGGACGTCACCGCCATCGAGCCCTCGCTCTATGCGGCCACGGACGTCGGGAGCTTCTCATTCTCGCGCGCGACCACCTGGTCCGTGAGCTACTACGCCAAGCAGCTCAGGGAACACCTCGCCGAAGCGGGAGTGAAGATCCTCTGCAGCAGGAAGGCGACGGGCCTCATCTCCGACAACGGCCGCATCTGCGGCGTGGCGGCGGACGAGCCCGTCAGGACCGACGCCGTCGTCGTCGCCTGCGGCACGGGCGCCCTTGAAATTCTTCCCGAACATGCCTACGGCGGCGTGCCGCTTGCGCCCGTCACCCGCTCCGTGCTCAACGTGAGCCTCTCGGGCGACGCCTGCGTGATGCGCCATGCCGTGAGGACGCCCGAGGGACGCATCGCACTGCCGCTCGACACGTTCGTGCGCATCATGGGCCGCTGGCATCTCGGCGCCCAGGAGCACTGCCCCGTCGACAAGGAGTACAAGGCGCTCTGGGAAATGGGCGTGAAGCTCTTCCCCGCCGCCACCGACTGGTCTCAGGGGCGCTATCTCTCGCACACCGTGCTCTCGAGCCCCGACGGCCTGCCCGTCGCAGGCGCCTCCGGCATGCCGGGGCTGCACCTGAGCATTGCGGGCGGCATCCACGGCGCCGACTTCTGCACGGCCGTGGCGGACGTCGTCTCCGACGGCGTCCTCGGACGCGAGAACCCCTTCTCCGAACGCCTCTCCTGGCGGCGATTCGGCGGTTGACTTCCTCCTCCGTCCTAAAGGGCGGGGATTCCTTGGGCCACGCGATCGCGTGGCTTGAGGATGGCTCCCATTGATGGCATCGAGTCCTCCGCCCGAAAGCCTTGCTCCCCAATACTCACTACATGGGCGATGTGCTTTTTGTTGTGTGCACTCGGGCCTGTCCGGCCCTTCCTCAACACGTTCAGGGCGCCCACCACGTCGGCATTCGCTTTAAAGCCGCAACTTTCGTTGACGCACTTGAAAATCGCCTGAGTCGGGCGGTTGCGTTTGTCCCTGGTCTGACAGTGCGGGCAGGTGATGCTCGTCCCTCTCGGATCGACGGGAATCACCACACCACCCATTTTCAGAAGTTGCCATTCGATTGCTTGGCGAAGACTGTAGAACCCCGTGCGCAGGATGGCGCGGTTGAGCCCGCTTTTCTGCTTCACATTTTTGCCGGGGTTCTCAACGGTGCCCTTGACGGACGCCGTCATGTTCTTCACCTTC